CTGATCATGGTTCACTATGTAAATTCCATCTCAAGAGCAATCAAGCTCTTGACTGGTGGAACTATCACATAGCTAACAATAACTACACAGCAGAGCGTAGATACGCTAACGACATATACTGCGGTATGGTTACCAATGGTTTATCCATAAAGGTACTACGACTAGCCGCTTAACTCTGAAGCCCTTTGATAAGATAGTATGCTTTGATAAGGGCTTTCTCATACTTACTCTTTACACTTCTAGGATCACAATGAAACCGCTTGGACAGGTACTTCCATCGAGGGCCACGCTCTCTGTTGACTGCACTCTGCACAGTATACCATAGCACCATTCTATCTTCCTTCTCTAACTCCCATCCTACTTCCAAAGCAAACTCTAACCGGGTAATGTCATCCGTAGTTGGTGTAATCCTTACTTCCTTCTCCCAACCATAACCGCTCCAAGCATTCGCCAAGGCATAACTAGGCCATACAGAACTATACTGCTTTCTTTTAATAACAGGAGGTAAGTGATGCAACGTAGTAGCTGCTTGCTTATACAGCAGATCCAGACTAGGCATATCCCAGTTCATTGCAAGTAAACGTTGATTTGTTATTCTACTTTTTCCAACCAATTTGCCTTCTCCGTTTTACTCATACGATGTACAGCTCGTACCACCTGATGATAGTAGTCCCGGCTACATCGTGGCTTTAACTTGCGTAAAGCTTTCTCAACACGCCAATCAATATCATCCATCCTTGCTCTGCGTTGTTTAGCTATCTTGTAACCACTCTTCATATTTAACTTTGCCTTCTTCACAAGTGACGCAACCTTGCTAGGATCTATCAATAGTGATTCGCTCTTTTGTTCATAACTGTCAATATCCTTAACAAAGGGTTGCTTGTTATCTTGATTAAAACTGTTGGTTTTCTGTGCCTTATTTTTTTTACTCTTGACAGCACTTTTTTCAGCCCCTACTACTGTACTGTACTCTCTAGTGTACTCTCTAGTATGCTCTCTACTAGCACTTCTCTTAAAAACATTATTAAGAATTAGGGGTTTACTCTTGATGCTTACTCTAGAGTACTCTCTAGTGTACTCTCTAGTATGCTCTCTACTAGCACCCTGATAAAACGTATACGACAAGTCCGGTTCGTTATAAAATACTTTACAACTCATGCTACCCCCAACTCTTTCACCAATGGATAAATCGCCATAAGCTTATCCTTGTACTTCTTGCGAAGAGAGATCTCCGCTTCTATGTCATCTACAAAACGATACAGTTTATACTGCACCCACCTCTTGCCCTGTACTGCTGCTATATAATTCATGCTCTATATCTCCCTGTTTAATTGGTTTATCCAATACCTCATACTGGCATTGCTCTGAATGTGGCTTGTTCCATATTGCTATGGCTAACGCTCTATCCGGCTTGCCACCCTTACCAAGATAGTCCTCTCTCCACGTTAAGTTTATCCAATGGCTAGGTCGATACCTACACCATTGACTGTACCCTCTACCGCAAGCCCATAAACGCTCCGGGCATACCAACATCATCTGCTCCACCCCTATGGCAAAAGCGTGATCTATAAACTCCCTAATACTGCTAAATGGTGGATTAGTTACTAGTGCCGGAGCTAATCTTTCCTTATACCAGTAAAAGTTCTGATTAGTGCGTATATCTGTAGATATTACTTGCCTGTTATTCTTGCTTAAAGCGTTACTGAAACGCATATCCCCTGCACAAGGTTCCCATATATGTTTTTGATCCCAATGTGTATCCACGAGCTTTACAACTGTTTCTACAATCGTAAAAGGTGTAGGGTAAAAGTCATGAGGATTTCTTGTCATCACTATCCTTTTTAAGTTCCATAGGATCTGCCTTGGTATTAATCGTATACTTGAGATCGTTGTCTCTTATTCTGCAAAAGAGAAAGTCGTTTAGCTCTGATAGCTTAGGCTTTCTGTTGGCTACAAAAGTTATAACTATCTCATACTTCATCCCATAGCTCCTTCATTGCCAATCCCAACTGATACACCACTTGAGGTACTACTGCATTGCCAAGCATCTTCAATCTTTGCACCCTCCCTGCTTGATTTGTTGTAACTCTTGGGATGTCAGGTTCGTCCAACCACGAGGGAACCCCATCAACCACTCCACCCAATCTGCGTTCAATGCTCCCTTTTTTTGCTTCTCCTCGAACAGTATCGCATCCGATAGTTTTGCTCCGTATGTCATATGAGGTTTGTTTTTCTTGCGTAGTATGTATCCGCCTTTGTTTGTTCTCTCTACTCGATCTGATTGCTCTCCCCCCTCTACGCATCCTACTGTCGGTGTTGGCCACATCTGTTGGTCTCTCAATTTCACTTCTGCTGCTAATGTTATTTGATTGTTCTTCTTCTTCAGATTGCGAGCGTACTCCCCCTGATCGTTCACGTCTTGCTTGTACATCCCTTGTGTTGGAGTAGGCCACAATCCAGACACGCTCTCTTTTATGGTTGGCATCGACTGCTGAAGCTGGAATAACAAACGCCCTCGTGGAGTAGCCTTCACCTTCCAAGTCAAGTAACACTTCATCGAGACCCAAGACAATGTGACCAGACACGTTCTCGCAAAGGATGAGAGAGGGTCTTTTTTGTTTAATAATTTCAAACATTCTCGGCCAGAGGTGGCGGTCATCTTGCGTGCCTTTTTGCTTCCCGGCAACTGAAAATGGCTGACAAGGGAAGCCACCGACGATACAGTCGATTTCTCCGCAACTGTCTGGGTCAAAGGTTTTAACATCTCCCCAAACAGGGACATCTGGCCAATGTCTTTTGAGTATGTGTTGGCAGTATGGGTCGTATTCAACGAACTGGACTGTTTCAAAATATCCTGTTGCTTCAAGTCCAAGGTCGATCCCTCCGATACCTGCGAAGAGTGAGAGTGTTTTGATTTTTTTATGCTCATACATACTCCTACATATACTTTGCTGCATCCTTACCTCTAAAGTAAGGCTTTCTTTTAATCGGCTTATCTAAAATATCACTAGCCTTTTTCACCATTAAATATGTCATTCCTTCTTTTGTCTTTTTCTGACACATATGAATATGACCTCTGTCAAAGTCTTGTCTTGCTTGTATAATGATATCAGGCTCCATCTCTCTCCAATCGCTTTGATTAGGCCTTTTAAAAGCTATTGGTGTCCAGTTACGACTTAATCTTATCCTACGATAGTTGTCCACGAATCACCTTTATACTAATGAGTAAAAAACTGTTATTCATAATAAAAATCGTTTGGTTGTACCGCACCTTGTGTCAATCGTACTACTTCTAACATATACTTGCGGTTAGGTATCATATAGTTGCGGTGTGAAACTGGCAGACAGTAACGTCTTGCGACAGTTGCATGACTTACACCAAGCATCATAGCAAGCTGTCCGTATGACCATTTTTTACTTATTCTGTATTCATTTAACTTCATATTATTATAAGTTTGTGTCAAACCTGTTGACTTAATAAAATATTTATATATAGAATGTCACAAAGAGTCAAAGATTATTTTTTTTAGATAGACACTCTTGTAATGAAAAACGATTGATGTATGATAGGAGGTATTAAATGGTTGATGGACTTATGTCAGAAGTTTTAAGAAGAAAAGCACAGGAAGCAGGTATTAACGGAAAGCAGTTAGCTAAGATGATTGGCGTAACAGCAGAGACTGTATCAAGGCATATGAATGGTAGAACACATATGTCTCATTACGATGCTGCTAAATACGCTGATGCTTTGAAATGCGATCCAGAAGAGTTTTTGTATCAACAAAGAGATATTAAAATTGTAGGGTCTGTTGATAAAGATCATTATGTTAAACTAGACAACTTTTCTGGAAAAGTATTAAGAGGGCCAAGTGTTTTAAGAAGTTGGACTGTAGCTTTTCAATATGAGAAAGACATAAATGACTGGAAAGCAGGTCGTTTTGTATTTGTTGATGGCAGAGTAATTACTAATAAAACTATTTCTTTAAGTAAAGTTCATGGTAAACTGGTCATTGCTAAAGCAAGAAATGAAACTACTGCTAGATTATGTGTTCCCTATCAACTTCCGCCTGCACCAAATTCAATAATTGAGGAACATCCTATTCAATGGCAACTTATGAGTCCATACAGAGTAATGTTAGATCAAAATCATATAAAGCCATTATATCTTGAGTGGGCTGCTCCTATTATATTTTCATTACTGTACCCTAACTATCTAAATTTTGAGGTTGTAGACGGATTTTAATCTTTGTCTCTCTAACGATAAAGAGAGGTAAAATGAGTTTATTAGATAATACAGCAGAATGGGCGGCTAGACATGGTTATTTCCATCATAGTAATCCTAGTGTGGGAGATGCTCTAACCTTCTGGGACAAGGGTATCAAAAGACCTAGACTTCGCAAAGCCTATGCAATTTTAAAAGGTGAAGTGAAGGGTGATCGTGAACTAGCACAAAAAACAGTTAATGAATATCAAAGTTTAAATGTAAAAATGTTAGCCGGCACTATCGTTCAAGATATATGCGATACGCATTTAATTGATGAAAAGCCATACAATGAATGTTTAAAAAGTGGATTTAAAAAACTAAGAAAATACAATATTCCAGAGTGGCGAGATAAAGAAAAAGAAAGATCAGAATTAGAACATCGAGAAAAAATACTATATGCCTTAAAAGAAGTAAAAGGTGAAAAGGTATGGAAAAAATCTAATGATGATGCCACACATTGTGAGTTAGATCTTGTAGCACAACACGCAATAGAAGGTTTAAAAGAAGCTCAGAACAAACATGGACTTAATCAATTAGAACCAGAAGTAGATCTTTATAGTAAACTTCCTAAATGCGAACTGTATTATAATGGTAAGCCTGATTATAGTTCTCGTATTGAATTAAAAACACAATGGGACTCAAATGTTCATATATCCGCAAGAGTTAATAGTTTACCTAATGAAGTAAAAGCAAATCATATGACACAGATTGCAGGTTATTGGTATATGACAGGTAATCTACCATCAATAGTTTATGCAAATAGAATGGGCTACAAAATATTTAGTCCTACAGAGGATGAGTTGCAGCAAGCTCTGCAATATATCATCGAGAGTTGTCAACGCCGGGAAAGGTTGTTGAAAGTAGCAAGTACAACAGAAGAATTGCTGCGATTGTGCGACCCTCAATGGGGTGGCTTATTTGGTTGGAAAGATATGAACCCAACTGTTTTAGAAAACGCTAGAAAAATATGGAGGATAGAATGAGTAAAATATTGAAGCGATCCCTCGATCAACAAAGAGGTCTGAATTCCGAGTTGCTGAGGGATCACATAGACAATACTACAATTTATAAAAAAAATAAAACTAAAGCTATGATCGTTAAATACTGTTGTTTAGTTGGTGCAGTAATCTGCACTATGTATTTAATGAGTTGTGTGTATTTAGATTGGAGCAGTTTGATATGATAGAACATAAACAAGTAATGAGTGAAGCAGCACAACTTGTAACTACACATGGTGTAAAAGTTAAAGGTAATAAAAAATATACTATGGTTAAAGATCGTATAGAGTTGTTTCGCAAGCACTATGGTTTAGATATAGGTATTGATACTACCCTACTACATCACGATGATAAAACTGTTATTGTGCAAGCAAAGATTATTGATGCAAATAATAAAGTTATAGGATCAGGTTTAGCTGAAGAGCAACGTGACAGTTCTCATATTACAAAAACATCTGCTGTAGAAGTAGCTGAGAGTTCAGCACTTGGTAGAGCTTTAGCAAACATAGGAGTTGCCGGGACAGAATACGCTAGTGCAGATGAAATGATTAGTGCTATACAAGCTCAAGAAAAAATCAAAGAAAAAAGTCCAGTAGAAGAAATTAAAGAGCATTTTCCTGATGCTAGGGAAGTTACAAAAGAGGATACAGTACCTAGAGATCATCATCCACTAGATGACTTCCAACCTGAATACAACTGGCCTGCTTGGGATGATATACAAAGAAACACAATAGTAAAGTGTTCACAGAAAGCAGAAGTAAAAAGATACTTAGATCAGAAAAGAGATGAACTTAAAAAGTATGAAACAGCTCAACCTGACAAGTATGCAAAACTAAAAGATTTCATTAACAAAAAATACAAGGAGTGTGAAAGATGAGACCTGAATTTGGAAACTCAAAAATTTTATTAAAGTCAAATGTAACTGTTGAAGATCATGTGGAAGCTTCTGCATGGTTAAATATAACTGATGAAAGTCTACGATTAAAACTAGTAGAGTATTTTAACAAACCAGAAAGTGAAAAGATAAATGTCGTCTTGCAAAAAAGAACTGGTGAAGGTTATGAAAAAAAGAAAGTAGCTACATTTAAATTATTTATTAATAAACCAAAAGAGGAAAACAATGATGACGCAGACATTCTCTAAAGGTTTTTTAACTTCTGCTGAAGCAATTAAAGAATTGTGGAACGAAGAACTTAATGAAACAAATAGAAAAAGATTAAGAAAGTTTATTAATGCAGGATTTATTAAAGGGTACAGAACTAGTGAAAAAGGTAGATGGTACATCCCAAGATCTGAAATCAACAGGATCAAGGGAAACGAAAATACTTCTATGGGCGACTGAAACAGATATCAGTATTCTGATAGATAACAAGCTCCATAAGAAGCCTGTAAATAAACAACAGTTGTTATACCTTGCCCAGATGTTTCTGGACAAGGCTATCAACTGTGATTTTTATAAGGAGTTCTCTTATACTAAGGATGATTTTAAAGACTAAATGCTGCATCAAGTTTTGCTGCATCTTCTGCATTACGCTTTTTATCATCTAACCAATGACCATAAACTTTTCTAGTCATCTCTATAGATCCATGACCCATAAAGCTAGTTACTTTATGTAGATCATCTCCGTATGTTTGTAAAAGTATAGAAGCATAGAAGTGTCTAAGGTCATGCCATCTAATTCTAGATACCTGACCTAATAAACAAGCAGCATCTAAATTATCTCTAAGAGTTTGACCATATATTCTTTTACCATCTTTACCAACAAATACTAACTCATCATCTTCTGGTCTACCACTAGCCATACGCAGTTCTTTTAACTCCTGAGCTATACTAGGAATGAGAGGTACTATTCTCTGACCATTCTTAGTTTTTGTATGTCCGATAGTTCCAAACAATTGTATACTTCTTGATACAGTTATTGTGTTATTATCAAAGTTAATATCCTTCCAACGTAACTCTCTAAGTTCGCCTTGTCTTAAACCAGTAAATGCAGCAAACTTTATTACAAGTTTATATTCTGGTTTAGCATGGCTGATAATCTTTTCTATATTTTCTTTTGATATACGAATAGCTTTGTTATCTTCTGCTCCATGTTTTTGTTTTGGAAACATTGTAGAGCCTATTGCATTTTCATGTGTCCACTTTCTTTCATAGAAAAAAGTAAATATATTTTTAAAAGAGTAATACAAACCCTTCATTGTTTTATGTGAGATATCCATTGCCAATATCTGTGATATTATTTCTTGAGATATAGAAGCAGGACTTCTTGGATGAGTAACTAATTTATCTAGATCCCATTGCTCTATATTTTTACCTTGTACTATAATCTTTGCAAATTTCTTAGCAATGTTTTCTTTGTGTGTTAATTCTTGTCTAAGAAACTCTCCTTGTGTGTATCTAGTTTTTTGATAAGCATACCATTCAGCTATACCTTTAGATCCTGATACAGTAGTTGGTATGTATTCTTCTTTAAGATGTTGCTGCCATTTTAATTTAGCAAAACTTTCTGCTTCTAACTTTGACTTAAAGGTTTTTCTTTTACCTCCAACCTTAAACAAATTAACAACGTATGTATTACGATTCTTATTATAGTAAATTTTTAACATTCAGACCTCCAGTTATTGATAGTTAAAGTATATAACATTGATAACAGAAGTCAAGTACGGGTGTAATACCCGTAGGGGATAGCTTTTAAATTGCATCAAAATTGCATCAAGCACCCTCAAAGGTGCAGAAAAGCTGGCGTCCCCAACGGGAATCGAAACCGTTTGAAGCAATTTCATAAACCATTGATATTGCTTACTTTTCTAATATTATCAATACCATAGGTTACCATAGATGCCTTTAGATTACCACAACAATATGATACTTTACCGCATCAAAATTGCATCACAAATTACATCAAAAATTGCATCAAAATTGCATCACTTTTTAACATTTCCATCTTCTCCTTGCTTGTCTCAAACGTGAGTTAGGGTTCTTTGCTGCCTTCGGAAACTTCTTCATTTGTCCTGCACTTCTAGCACAAAAAGACTTTCTTCTTTTAGCAGCTTTACTTCCCGGCTTTACTTTACCAGTAACAGCAGTTTTAAGTTTAGATCCGGGGTTCTCTCTTCTGTATCTAGCTACACCTGCTTTGGTCATACCTGCACCAGACTTTGTAGATCTAAAATACTTTTTAGTTTTAGGTGGTTGCTTCTCAGCCATTACTTTTTCTTCTTTTTCTTTTTAGGAAAACCAGCTTTCATATTTGCGTATGCCTTTGGACTGATAGTTGATTTCTTTTTGCTACGTGATATTCCTTTTTTCTTTCTTGCATTTATGTTTGCGTATAATCCTCTTTTAACCATTATGCCCTCCCCATTTTCTTTTTCTTTTTAGATGCAATTATTTTTTTCTTTAATGCAGTTGGTAAAGTTTTTTGCTTACCCTTCAAAGCACCATTCATAGTTTTCTTCATTCCTTTTTTCTTTCCGTAATGTCCGGGCATATTATTCTCCTTTGCTATAATTGTTAAAAACTTCTGCTACTCTCTCACAACGATTTGGAGTTTGATGGAACCATCGTGAATTTTTGCACTCCGCTGCGGCCATTGCATACCTTCCATTCTCGATATGATCTAATGTTTTTTTAAACTGTAATAACTTTGGCACGCCTAATTGATATGCCATATTTGCTAATGCTATTTTAATTGGTTCTGGTTGTTCTTTATACCAAGGTATCCTGTTATATATTTCTACCATTAAATTATCTACAGTAGTTCGTAACAACATATCTGCTTGTGCTTCTGTTAAACCACCACCGGAAACATCAGGATCTATCAATAGGCCATAACCAATAGTTAATTTACCTTCACTACATTTATAGGGTATGTGTTTACCATCTTTAAGTTTACTTCCTTCTTCTCTCTTTAATACTTTTTTTAATTCTTCTATCATTTTTGCTCCTATATATTGATTGTGTTAAAGATACTTTTTCTATATATAAATCTGTAAATTCTTGAACAGGTATTTTAATAGATTTGCGTGGACTAAAATCTTGTATATGTTTGAACATTACTTTTTCGTAAGGCATAGCTACAAATGCAACGATGTCATAATCTTTTATACTAGGTATTTTTTTATCTTTTCCCTTACCTAAACTAAATTCAAAAAACTGATAAGTACTATCTGGTTTAAGTCTATTATCTCTACTTATTTTAAAAGTAGTTTTGACTTGTATCCTAAAAACTTTTTCTGTGTTTTCTTCAAAAGCTACTATATCTTTACCATCAGCATCTACAAGGTAGGCTGCATATCCAAACTTTCTTAAAACATACAGAACTAAAGCTTCACCTATATAACCTTGTTTTTTATTTTGATTACTTTTTACCAATGAATTTAGATATAGAACGCAACCCAAACGATGCTGCGATTGATGCTAGTATTCCATACTTAATAAAGTCGGGAGCTTGTTCCAAAAAAGTAAAACCTTTTTGCATAGCTGGTTGCAGAGGTTCTATAAAAGATGCTCCAATTATTAAGATAAAAAAAATTGTCCATGCTTCGTCTTTCCAGCTATTAGCAGAAGCATCCATTGCCTTCTCTTCCCAATTACCAGTTTGTTCAACTTGTTTTGCTTGAGCTTCTATTTTTGCAACTTCAAGTTTTTGTTTTGCTTTTGCTTTCTCTGCTCTGTTCTTTAAAAATGTTGTGGCAATATTTCCTATTGGCCCTAGTAATGCTTGTAACATTATTCCTCCTCTATTGTAGTTTCTTCTAAATGTTTAAAGTCTAATTCTCTAACAGTCTCAGCTATCTCAGGCCCTTCATTAACACATATGAAGTAATACTTTTCAGAAGCTTCTATACTAAACATTGCACAATCATGAGATCTCAAACTTTTAACTTCTAATAAGTACATAAAGAAAATGTAGAATAAATACACTCCTAATAAACCAACTAGAGATACAAAAGTATATTCTAATAATTTCTTTCTTTTCTCTTGCTGTTTATAAATCATTTCTTTTCTTTGCTTGCGGATTTTTGCTTGCATTTGCAAAAGTTCATCCCAAGCTTTTGGCCCATGCGTGAGATTAATCCACGACCTAAGTTCAGACTCCATTTTCTGAGCTTTCTTTTTATATGCAAAAGCATTTAACGCCTCCTGTTCTATACTTGATCCTGTAAATATTTTTTTAAATATGGGTGGGTTTTTAGACTGTCTTTCTGCTTCGTTAATATCAGATACTGCACCCATCCATTTAGACATATCACCATACATAGATTCAATATCTCTACCTACTTCAAACCCTTTTTTGATTGTATTAAAAGCAGCAGTAGCTATTCCAAAAGCTGATACTGGATCTATCATTTTATACCTATTTTAGTTAAATTAACGAGCCGTTTAAATGGCTCAGGATGATTCTGGAGGTAGTTTAGTACCCCCTTTTTTATTGTTTAATTTTAAGATTATCGATCTTTTCGTTTAATGTTTTTAACTGGTCTATGATCTGTTTTATATCTTGATGAAAATCTATCTTCACATCTTTTAATTCTGCCTTGGTTGCATAATTCTCTCTTGTATTTACTAATCGCTCTTGTAACTCTTGTACTTTTTTCACGAGAGTAGTAAACATATAAGAGAGCATCCCTATAATTACTGATAACAATCCACTCCATATAAATATCGGTTCTATTGTCATCTGATATAATCTTTAACTGTGTTATCGGAAGTCCATCTATTAATACGAGCAACTGTATTTACTGATGTAATCTCTCCATCGCTGTCATAATTATATGTATCTTGATAAAGAGATCGAAAGGCTTGCATATTAGCAGCATTATTAATTTCTGTAATTATATCATTGCAGTCAGTTCTAATAGCAGAGCAGTAGGTTATGACGCTACTAGGAATCGTTGCACTACTATCCATAGTAACTCTTTGTACTAACCAACCAAATCTTTTAATTAGATCGTGTGCTGTTCGTTTAGCTTTTTCTTTAGCTTGTGTTTTTAAACCATAATTGATTACTTGGTTTCCATCTATATCTAATATGTTATTACCATCTTCATCAACAGCATTAGCATCTGCTAGTGCTTTATCTGTTATAGTATATGCAGTAGTTACTTTTTTATTACTAGCACTAAATGTATAAGTTGGTTGTGATGTATTTTGAAATCTGTCATCACCTTTTGTACCACTATCTTCTACTTGATATATTCCTATTGCATTTAAATCTGCCCAAGACCAAGATGTAAATATTTTCCTTGAGTGTTGTACATCATTTATTGTTATATTGCGTGGAAAACGTATAATCTCTGCTATACTGTTATCACTATTTATTAAAGCCCACATATTATCACCTCCTAAAAAGTATTGTTATATTTAAATGGAACGTCACCCCAAGCTCCAAAGATGTAAGTATTACCACTTGTATTTATAGTGCCATTAGAAGTCCTGATTTTTAGTCCATTTGAAAGTACGTCTACTGCTCTACCAGAACCATCAAATTCAGCAGCATTAGTATCATATCTAAGCACTTTTTGCGTAGGATTAAAAGTTGACCTAGCTGTATCATAGGCTACCCAATCATCATTAGCAGACGCTTCCTTCAAAAAAAAGTATCTAGCACGAAAACCTAGATGTATGTAACTTCCGTCATCATTGCCATTTCCTACATAGCTACCAAACTTTTGAAAACCTTCAACATTATGCCACGCATAACAAACAAAATTTTCAGAACTAGCATTTACAGAACCAGTAGTTCCTAAAGATATTAAAGAATTAGTAGGTTCAGTATCATTCCATCTAAGACTACTTGTATAAAATTGTCCATTATTATCTAATTCTGCATATTTTGTAGCTCCTTGTGTAGAATGATAAACTGCCCAGTTTCTTCCTGTTCCTCCACTTCTACTTTTAACTATAAAAAAATCTGGTGCTGATGATAATCCATGCCCTATAGTTGCGTTACTTCCTGTTCCTGTATAGGTAATTATACTAAATCCAGATTTTGTATTTGCTTGTACTGTAGAAGTTATTGAACCACTTGAATTACTACTAGTCACCCCTCCATTAGCTCTCCAACCCCAAGCAACATAAGTTCTACCACTATCGTTTGGGCCACTACCACTTGTTCCTAAAGTAAATCCATCACTATCAAATGAACTATAAACTGTTGTATAACCACCACCAGTTCTTTCTGCATCAGTATTATCAGACTGTAAAAAATTATTTATACCTCTTGATGTATCACTTAAAAAATTTGATTGTGTTGAACTTCTCATTTTTGCCCATACTAAATCTGGTTGACATCCCATACCTGTTATAGCTTGTCCTGTAGTTGCATTACCAGTATAAGTAACTACACCAAATTGTTTTGTAGGATTTTCATCTGCTCCATCATCTCCAGCTGGGTCTATTCCTGTGCCTATGGGTAAGTTAGCTGAACACATTGCTAAAAACCCAGATGGTGGTGCATAGTAAAAATCTCCAAAGCCATTATCATCTGCATTACCTCCTGCTGTGAGCAAACCACAAAATGTAGAATCTTGTCCACAATTAACACCTGCTATTCCAGTATTCTGATAAACAAAAGGATAATAAGTAGAACCATCATTTGCACTAGACCAACTAAATTGACCTTGACTAACATTATTTTTATAAAATTCAATCGTTCCATTAGTAAAATCTACAGCACATCCCATAATATCTCCACCAGTAAAAGTAGCTCCATAAGCACTTTGTGTTGAATTTGTTTGTGGAGCAGTAGAAACTAATTTATTTCCATTGATGCTTCTATATCCTATTATCGCCTTACCAGCAGTTACATTATTTAAATCAGCATTTCCAATACATACACCATAATGAAGTGAACTAGGAATACTAGCTGCATAAACTTCAAAGTAAAATTTACCATCACCATTTACAAATCCCATACTAAGTTGAGCAGCATTACCTGTTTTTGAACTTAATTGTAAATTACCACTAGTAATACCTGAAGTAGTATAAGAAGATGCTTTATACTTTAAAGGATTAAAAGTTGCAAAATTTCCACTACTCGCCATAATTAACTCCCAAATGTTGGACTATCAAGAACTTGATGGTCTGCACCTATGTTATTTGCTGTAAAATCATTATTGTTACCCGAGCTGTCATTCCCGAGGTCACTTGCATTTTCAAATTTTAAATAATATCCTGTTGTTCCATAGTTACCAGTTGTTGTATAATAGTCTTTTGGTATCCATACACCATTTTTTGTTTCACCAAAATAACTAGCATCATAAGAATAGCCATCTACAAAATGCCATTCTGCAAAATATCCATCATAAAAATGACTTGAACTAATATCTTGTCTAGAACCTATAAGATGTGTCTTATTTGCATTAAAAGAACAATCTGCATTTTGGCTAGGATAATTAGCTGATTGTGGAGATAATAAAGTACCATTAAAATACATTCTTCTTCTTAAAGTTTGGTCAGAATTAGGACTATCAGCTACTAACATTAAGTGACCCCAACCTGAAGAGTCTCTAAAAGAATTTTCTGCTTTATAAGAGCTTGTAGGTTGAAAAATTCTCCAAAAATTTGTACTTGTTGAACTTTGGTCAAACATAAAAACATCATAACTTCCTTGTGCGTTTGTGTCTGCTGTGTAAACATGATATTCATTACTACCAAATCCTGCACTTGCAGTCAATTTAAACCAAAAACTTAAAGTCCATTGTCTTGTGCTTCCTCCTGATTGTATGGCTCTACTAAAATAAGAACTTGATGCTCTATCTAATCTGACTGACTGTTCTATCTGATGCTCATAAAATCCACCTGCACCTGCTGCACTAGGTATTGCATTTTCATTTTGTAGTATACCCATTATGCAAACACCGCTGAGTTTGTCAGAAAAGCATTAGTGCCATCTGAGAGATAAGATATTAAATATGTACCAGCAGTAGAAACTGTAGTAGCTAAATTTGCATCTGCTTTACTGTTTGCGTGTAATGATATAGTATGCCCTCCAGAGTTTACTAATAATATGTAACCCGATTGACCATCAGCATGATTGGTGAATGTAAGCGTTATATTTCCACTTGGGGTACACTTAAAATTATTATTTGCATCCTGATCAAACGATCCGTCATTATCTGTTGTAAGTGCATTTCTTTGCGGTGCTGTAAAACTTTGTGTTACATCGGTCTTTGCATTATCACTATCAAAAGCTTCTATATCTGAACCAATAGACAATCCTAAACTAGCTCTTGCTGTTGCTCCGCTTTCAGCTACAAAGTTACTACCATCTCCTACAATAAAATTACCATTTGTTACAGCAAGCCCTGCTACATCCTGTAACTGCGCATCTAGTCTTGCATTGGCAACTGTGCCTGATAATTGAGAAGCATCTATAGTTTTGTTTGTTAAAGTCTGTGTAGCTGTAGTACCAACTATTTCTTGATCACTCCCGGGAGGTAATGTTAATACGTTAGTTACACTTGCACTATGCGGTTGAGACTTAACTGTCTGACCATGTGAGTTACTCTCGCAATTAAATATTATAGTGCCGGGATTAGTGTTGCCCTTGACTACTACTTTACCAGTTCCGTTAGGTGCTAAATCTATATCTGCATTGGATGTGGTAACAATATCCTGACCATTCATATCTAGATTACCACCTAGCTGTGGAGTAGTATCATCTGCAACTGCACTTAATATAGATCCTGCTGTAACAGTTTGCCACGCAGTTCCATTGTAAACTTTCAAAGCATCACTAGTTGTATTAAAATACAGCATACCAGCAGCCAAAGCATCTCCGTCATTGTCTGTAGAGGGATCGCTTGACTTTGCACCTAAGTAAGTATCATCAAAGTTGTCTGCACTAGCAGCGGCCTCGGCAGCACTTGTGGCAGCAGCAGTAGCAGAGTTAGCTGCGTTGGTTGCTTGTGTAGCTGCGGTACTTGCAGAAGTCGATGCGTTAGACGCTTGGGTCGTGGCTGTGCTGGCCGAACTTGCACTTGAAGTGGCAGAACTCGCACTAGCTGTGGCACTTGCAGCAGCATTTGTGGCTGAGGTAGTAGCAGAAGAAGCATCTACTATAAGTGAATATTTTGCAGAGTTTGCGTTAGAAGTAAGTGGTTGACTACCGCTAGAAGTATGAGCTGTATTTACAAAAAAGATATTACCAGTAGATGTATCTTTAACTAAGTCTCTAATAACATACGATGTTGATGCAGCCCAGTTACCTTTATATGTTCCAAGCTCTGTTGTAACTGACAACTCTCCAGAACTATCAAAACCTAAAACTTTACTAGCTCTATCAGATGCATTGGTAGTAAACTCTGAACTAGTAATAGTATTAGTACGAGATACCTTTATACTTCTGTCTATCTCTTCTTGTTGCTCTATAAGCTGATGTGTAATTTTATCTAGTGTATCTTCGAAGGAGCTTGAGAGAAACGGATCGTTCTCCACTAGGTCTAGCGTCTGTGTGTTTGGAGTATTTCTAATAAGCAAAACTGTTTCACCACTAGCAGGAGCAGATCCGAAAGTTACATTACCGCCACCATCTACACCTATGTTTGACAGAGTATAGTGCGTGGTTAAACTCTTTACTGTTTCTGTTCCTGTAGAGCTTCTGATAATTACAGTTATCTCTGCTGCTGCAAATATCTTAAATGTGTAAGCAAAAACAGTTGTGCTGCCATTACCTGAATAGCTTACTTTAGTTGTGGTTGATGATACTGTCATATCAGTTTCCTCCTAATAAAAATTTTCTAGATTCTATTGCTTCTGATAAATCAGGATATTGTATTAATAAAAATTCTTCTGCTGCTGCATTATAATATTGTTGCTCTATCTTTCTATATGCTGATTGTTTTTGTTTGTCATTAAACCTGCTATAAGCTCTTGAGTAAAATAGTTTTTCTACTGCTTCTCTAAATGTAAGTTTTCTTAACACTTGTTTATTTTTTGCATACTCTGTCCATTTACTACTTTGTAACTTTGATAGTTTTAAATTTTTGTAAGTGTTTCTTTCAATACTAAGAGGTACTCTCAATCGAACTATCTCTTCTTGCAGAGGAGTAAACTTTTGTCCATAGCTTATACTAAATGGAGTAATCATATTCCACATTGCTACAACAGGATTAATAGAAAATTTTACACCTCTTGTTTTAGGAATACCAAATACATCATATTGCTGTGCTTCTCTCTCTTCATCTCCCACTTGAGCTGTTACTATTCTATGGTAAACCTCTCTAAAGTTAAAAGCATTTTTAGGAGTTCCTATATTTTCAAAGAAAGGTTGACCATCTGCACCATATCTATTATTTTTTCTTGCATCCTCATATACATCTTCTGCTGTAAATCTTTCAAACTCCTCTGTCTTTTTTTTGATTTCTGTATCTTCTAATTTTTTTACATTTCTTATTAAAGAACTAAATGGTTTTGGTATAGGGCCTAAAAAGTTTGCTACAGGAGAGTTGTACAATATACTAGGATCTCCCTCTTGAAAAGCTTTTGATATTGTTCCAAAGGTATTAATCATAGGCATTTCTTCTATGTAATCTAACATTGCTGTTGCATATCTTGCTGCAAAATTTTGGTGCATATTTATATCTCTACTTCTTCTTGCACGCTCTACAAAGTTTGCTCCTAAAGCAAATATTAAACCTACAGGCTCTAACCCTGCGTAACTAACATATAGTAAGTTTCCGTTAGGGTTACCAAAATTATCATACATAGGTTTATCTTCTGGAAAATCTTCACCTCTAAAAACTAAACTAAAAGGTTGCCATCCCGGCGGTAACATCTCTCTTTCTTTTTTGTCTCTTGGTAATGCTCCTGTTATTCTTCCTTGTGTTGACAAATGACTTACATATAAAAACATCGAACTAGCTAAACCTAATTTTGCTATAGACTTTGATCTTTCTTTAGGTGTACCTGTAAATATTTTTTTTATTGCAGGTACATTGAATAAACTTCTTTCAACTGTTCTAGCAATCACATTTGTTGGTACTGTTGCAAAAGGCATAAGCAATCTACCTATAGGAAACTTCTCTGGGTAGTTTTGTACAGTTCTTGCTATTTTTCCTAAAGCTCCTGTATCACTTGTTAAGGTTGCATAGTTTGCTGCGTGATCTAGATCTTTTGCTATTGACTGTGGATCTAATAATACCTCTATGCCATCTTGTGCAGCTTCTTCATTTGACTTGCCAAGATATTTTGCCTTTGAAGCTCTGTTAACTGCTTCCTCATACAATGCTGCTCTTTGAGCAATACCCTTCCAAAAATCATCTGTAGACTGCAAAGCTAAACCGGGTATTCTAGTTATCCTTCCAAAGAAATCTACAGCAGCACCAAAGTTACCAGAGAAACCTAAAGTCTGTGAATCTATAGCTCTAAATCTTGCACTATCAACTCTTCCAACTGCTGATGCAGATGCTTCGGTTTTAAGAGTTTCTACACTATTAGAAGCTGCATCCCTAAAAGCGTGAATATACCCATATACTCTAGCTGCAATCTGACTTAAATATATACCCTCTGCATCATTAGGTGTAAGCTGTTTATTAAAAAGTTTTTTACCCCCTCTTTCAATAGCACCATAAGTTGCAGCAATAGTATCTTCAGCAAGAAGATATGTCATAAACAAAGGTGTTCCCAAAGCATTTTTAAAAAATGTTTTTGGCCCAGACAATAAACCATTTATGTATATCTCGTATGCTGCGTTTCCATAAGCAGTAGCCTTACCAACAAAAGTATTTAGCCCTGCACCTCCACCTTCTTTCAATGCTTTTTGTACACCTTTAGCAAGTTTTTCAGTTTCTTCGTAACCACCTCCGGATTTGATAACATCATCCATTAATTTATCTTGAAACTGTAAACTTGATCCAACATCAATTCTGTAAGAACTTAATGCCCTTGCCAAATCTGCTTGTTGTTTTTTGGCTGCAATTTGCAAACCAGCGTGCAAGGCCATCTGTCTGCGAAAAGCAAACATAGTAGCGGTACTTCTATCTTTAGCTATCTCTTCTCCGTTAAGGCCTATACCATTAATTTTTTTTGTAAGTTCATCTATCTTACTTGCAGAGTTTACCAATAAAGATCTAAGTGCTGTTGACTCTGCTGCATCTAATAAACCTCTGTTTTTTTGTAAAGCTTTTTTTGTTATGCCAAGTTCATTAGCTAGTAGTTGACTTGCTTCCTCTTTAGTTTGATCTAATGTTACCTTACCCCCTACAGCGGCATCAGTTTGTTTTCTATATATTTTACTAGTTGCTTGTATGACTTTTTTTATGTCATCAGAAGTATTTATTTTTTCAAAGTTAAAATCTAAATCCCCTCCTATAATTACTTTACCTTTTTTTGTTTTTGGATTTTTTCTAACTGTTATAGCATCTTCACCGGTGGTCATTCTTAACATATCTTGAGATAAAGGAACACCCTCCATAGAAAGATCTGTTTCTAATGCTTCTCTTGCTTTTTTTAAAACTTGTTCCTCATTAGCATCTGCTGCTGAAAATCCTCTGCTCTTAAATGACTCATATCTTTCTGGACTTAATAATTGTCTAGCATAATAATCTTTAGTAGCTTGTATGTCTTTACCTTTACCTAATCTTTGTTCTATAGGAGTAGGAACTCTTCCCATAACTTCCTCTGGTGCCTGCTCTACACCTTCTCTTGCACCACCCATAATATTTGCAGCTTTGAGGAGTTCTAAAAACGAACTACTTATTCCTCCACCACCTGCTAACTGTATTCTGTCTTGTGTAGGATCTTCTGCTTGTTTTGTAACTCCACCTGTAGCAGAAGCATCTAATACTTGCTGATCTACATTTTGTTTTGATAATAAACTTTCTTGTTTATTATTTTGGGGAAAAAGATTTGTCTGTTTAGCCATTGTAACCTTTATTGTTTTTTATTAGAAAATCTTTTTGTTAAAGTATTTTCTATTTCTCTTATAGACTTTTTAAAATATTTTCTTTTATTTAATTCATCAGATATATTGTTTGCAAATTCTAATGTTTTTTGCATTTCTGCTTGTATATAATCGCCTTGTGTTTCTAAAAACTCATCATACTCTTTTGTTTGATCTGTATTTTGTTGAAATCTATTTACTGCTACTTCTCTAGTTATTTTTTGTTCTTTTGGTTTTATATTTACAACTTCTTTTTCTGGAAAGTATCCCCATCTAAATAACCCATTGTTACCATCCCATCTAACATCTTTTGCTTTGAGTTTGTAAGTATGTATTTTTGAAGGGGTAATTTTTTTTTGTGGAAATACATCTATTATATCATCTATAGATTTAAACATTTTTTCTTTTTGTAAGTCTACTGGTTCATCTCCTTCTAACCTTCTTTGTTTATCTTCTTTTCTAATATCCTCTCTTGTTACTTTGCTTTCATCTACATAAAATTGTGCTTCTGTTTTTGATGGTGTAATTAAATCACCTGACCTTAAATCATCAGTAGGACTTGCTCTATACATAGTTATTTCTGCTTCTGGATTATCTTTTATTTCTTTAAGTGTTTTTAAAAAACTTAACTCGTCTTTTTGTAAATTAGGTTGTCTTGAATTACCAGTTGTAAAATATCTTAGCTCCTCATAATTATCACCTACAGTAGTAGAAAAAACTGAATAACCTTCTGGACTAAACTCATCTTCTATTTCTAAATTTAAATTATGAGCTGGTGGGCCAAACTGTGCAGGAACTCCATCTGCTGCATGACCAGAGCTTTCATCTCTTGGTGTAGTTTTTTTTGGTTTTAATTTAAAAGGTATAGGGTTAGCACTTAAAGTTGCACTATCATCTATCTCTATACGCTTTGCAGTATCTACTACTTTTTTACCTGCTGCTATTGATGCTGCACCAGCTACACCTAATGCTTTTGTAAGAGTCTTCCAAGGCAACGCTTTAGCACCTGCAATAATACCTTCCACTAAAGCTCCAATCAAAGCACCTTCATTAGCTGTTTTTATTCTTTTGATAACATCATTATCTTGATCGTATTTTTCCAATATAGATAAAACTGTATCTTCAAGTGTATCTATTTCATCTTTGGTAGAATTTGTTATAAAGGTTCTAAATACAGGGGCTATAAGTTCTTCCGCATTAGGATCTATTACTGTTGCATCAGCAATCATTCCCCAAGTAAGACCTCTTGCTGCTGAACTAGGAGCTATCATTCCCGGTAATGCTTTTGTTAGACCTACAATCTTTGCTGCTGGAACTGCTCCTGTTGCAAATTGTGAAACACCTTGTATTATATTACCATAAGTTTGATTGGTATATTTTCTCTCTATGTTTTTTGTAGAACCTCTTAAAAATTTTGGTACTAAGTTTTCATCCATCCAAGACAATCCATCTTGAATATTTTTGGTTGCAGTTTCCTTATTGAAACCCGGATAATTAAAATTAGGATTATCAGTTATTTTTTGTCCAATAAAATCTGCAAGTGTATCTGGAGCTGCTACTACTTCTGCTAAAAACTGATTGAAGTTTACTCCAGCATCTTCCATACCTGAAACAACAGCTTGTCCTGTATCTATACCAAAATCAGCAATTTTATTAGTAAGAGTTCTATCTGTTACTTTACTAGTGTTTTGCCCTTCAAAAGCATTTGCTTCAGACAAAACTTCATAATCTTCATAAGCTGTTTGTAATCTTTGTATTACATCTGTCATTTTATATCTAACATAAATTTATAATCATTCAAATTGTCTCTAATACTTTTCAAAGCTGAAGGTAATTCTTGATTAGGATTATCATCGTAATGTTTTCTAATTAAATCATAAATATCTTGTAAAGGTGTATCTTGTGTAATTTGACCAAAATTTCCTTGAGCTAGAAATTTGTTTGCTGTAACTATATATTGTTTTAAATCTTCCCTGTAAAAAACTAGTTCTGTATCAGCAAACTTTTTCTTTAAGTTTTCTACTTTATTTTCTATCTCTTCTACACTTCTATTTTCTGCTTGCGTAAAATCTATTAGTTCATTGTAATATCTATTATATCCTTGAATTAATTTTTTATGAAACAGGTCTCCTGAAAAAGCTTGCAAAGCTTCCTCAGAAACTCTAAAAGTGTTTTTTAATTCTTTTTCTGCCTTTCTCTCTGCTGCACTTAATTCTGTTATCAATCCTTTTCTTTCAGAGGTAAATGTACTATTAGTTACTTTAGGATAATTATCTAATAAATAGTCCTCTGTAAGTAGCCCTCTTACTTTCAAAGATGCTATCTCTGCTAAAATAGTAGGATCATCTTCGTCAGCACTTCCTGCTGCTCCTTGTCTTGATATGTTTAAAAACTTTTCGTACTTTTGTCTTTCTGTTAAACTCAAAGCTTGCATACTTATTAATTGATTGAATATTGGTAGTCCATCTTTAATATCCACAATGTTATCTAAAGATTTTTTAAGTTCTTTTATTTTTTTTTCTTCTTCTTCATTCTCTTTTTTTTCTTCTGCTTCTAACAAATTATCTACGCTATTAGCTTTATCTTGTGCATATTTAATAATTTTTTCTTGTTGATCTGTACTAAGATTTTTATAATATTTATTAAATATTACATCTTCCTTGTACTCTCCGTTTTCAATATCTAATGCTATACCAAATGCGTTATCTGTTGCATTCATAGCACTTGCAATACTGCTTTCAACTAGTTTGTAATTAAGGTTTTTAGTTTCTGTATTTGCAGTTATTGCATCATAAACACCAGTTGTCTGAGCAATATCAATTTTGCTAAAAGCATCGTCTGCTGCTTGTAATCTTTCTACTATATTACCACCAGAGTCTCCTGCAATTTTTATATCTAAATCAATATTTGTTTGTACATTTGATTTTCCTAAATCAATTTTTTTTTGCAAGTTTGTTGATAAAAATTTTTGTTTAAAATTACTAAATACTTTTAATCCATTTACTCCAAATTTTTCTTGAACTTTTTTGTTATCTTTCAAAGAAAGTAAAGTTGTATCGTATAATTTTTTTATAGCTTCAGGTACAGCAGTATGTGATACAGTAGGATCATCATTAGATGCTTTTCTAATTATATCCTGAGCTTGATCTTGAAATGATATTAAAGCAACTGTAGCTTTGTTTTCTACATCAAGTCTTTCATTAGCTTGATCATATCTAAGTTTCTCTGCTCCTAGTTTAAATAAAGAATTTCCTATTTCTGTAGCTGCACCAGCAAGAGCAGAAAAAGTCCTAGGATTAATTTGAGCGGTCAAAGGTCTAGCTCCCGTCTCCTCTGTTCTATTTAATTGACTTTCGTATAATTTAACTTTCATTATTTTAACGCAGCTCCTATACCAGTCAATAAGGTTCCAGCAGCTTGATACCTTGATATTGCTCTTGCAGCTCTTCCTTCCATTCTTGTTAATTCTGCTTCTAGTCTTTGGTTAGTTGCTACTTCTTTTGCTTGTAACTGTTTTGCTCTTGAATTGTAATTTTGTATTTCTATGTCTTGTTCAAAACGCAAAGCATTTTGTAAAAGTTTTTTTAATGGTGTTCCAGTCGTTGCTGCCCAACCCTGACCTCTATACAACATTTGTGTTCGGTCATTTAGGTTTCTAAATTTTTCTCTATCTTGTAATTCTTTTATTTTATTTAATCTGTCAATATTCTCTGCTTGTATTTCAGCAGCTTCTGCATTTCTTTCATTTACGCTTGCATTATAGTCTGCTGCTTTCTTAGCTGCTCTACCTGCTGCAAGTTGTCCTTGTACAGTTATTGCTGTGCCTGCTATCATCAAAGAATTTGCCATTATTTTATCCTTCCCATTACAAAATAGTCTGCACCCTCTGGCCCAAACTTTTTCATTAAACCTTCTTTTTTAAAACCTAAAAACTGTGCGAAACGTATTGCTTCAGGCCAGTCTGCTTTTACATTAGCGTGCATTCTGGTGTAAGGCATTTTATGTATAATATCTTTAGTTGTTTTTATAACAGTTTTTAATCTTGTTTGTATTCTGTCGCTTCCTATAAACCAACATTCTGCAACACCATCCCACATAGGAATAAAACCTGCTGCACCAATAATATGTCCATTCTCTACTCCTGTAAAAGAATCGTGCTGTGCTGCACGCTCCATGTGTTGTTCCCAATCGTGTTCTGGTTTCATTGTGCCTACTGATAACTTATCTTCAAACACTAACTCTCTTGCGTGATCTGGTATAAACTTAATCAATCGCATTAGTCAAAATCTTGTACAACTACCCTCGGATAGATACCTACAATCGTCATGGGTAATGGCTGTGTTTGTTTTACAACAATACTTCCTTCCGTGTCCCAAGAGGGTTGTGCTTCTATGGTTTTGTCTCCAGTAAATAATGGTACTGCTGTGTCTGTTGGATCGGAACTATCTCTAAAGGGGATCGTATCTGTATTGTCAAGACTAGTTCCCACAGAGCAACCAACAGTACGAAAAAAACGAATAATAACACTATGTATTTTTTTAATTTTTCCTTGAGCTGTTCCACTTGCACTACCTGCTTCTAGTCTTACTGTTTTTAATGTAGACGTATATCCTAATCCTACTTGAGCTTTTGTTGTTGCTCTATCGGTTGATATACTTCCGCTTGCTACTGTCTTGTCTGGATGAGCTGCTCCTTCTTCTAAAACAGAAACTGTTTGTCCTTCTAAATGATCTAGCCCTGATAAACTAGATGTACTAGATCCCGAATACGTTAGACTACTATCAACAAAAATAGCATCCTGTATATCTGTTCCAAAATCAATATCTGATAATATTTCTACATACCTTCTCGTTGCACCATTGATTGTTCTTTTAACAACCATGTATAAATTATCTTGATTAAGTTCTCCCGGGATCACCGCAATATTTTCTACAAACCCATGATTGTATGTTGTACCACCAGAAGTAAAAGTACCTCCAAGTTTGTGTTGATGCCATGCAACTACTTGTTCTTCTCTTCGATACGTCATACCAATTAATCGACCATCACCTGTTGTTGCCCATACTAAAGAAAAAGGTTCTTGCTGATATGCTAATTCTACTAAACCATTTTCACTAACATGATCTGCTAGAATAGTAAGATCAACAGCTTGATAGGCATCAGTATCATACACATATCCTAACTCTCGTAATTTTCTTTTTGCTCGCTGCACAAACAAAGTATACGATCCTGCTTGTACTGGTTGTACATCTGCACTTCCATACGTTGCTTGCTGTTTGATCTGTATATTTGTAGGAGTAATAGGCTCGTCTGTTCCTGATGCTCGCACCACAAACTCACCACCAGTTGTTCCTACAACCATACTTCTTGCAGAAGCAAGATATAATATTCTATTCACCTGATTACTTCCGATGGTATAGTTCATAGCAGAACTATCGGTATCGCTTTCCGTCATGTTTTCAAAGTCACCTGCTACACTAAAAAATAATGCCTGTGGTTGACTAGTTGTTCCTGCAAACACTAAACGCTGTTCATAAAAAGCACAGGCTCTTGGAAATCCTGTAGTCTCAGAGAACGCTCCTAACGACCACTCATCAGTTGCATTAAGAGTGCCAACAATTGTAATAGTATTGCTAGCAGACTCAGCCACAACATCATCAGCAGGAACGAGAGTGATTTCATCACTAGTAACTTTAACAATTTCATAATTTGTATTATTTGCACTTTGTGCCGCTCCTGTTATGGTGATCGTCATGCCTTCTGTAAAACCTTGCTCTACAAATTGCTTGTTACTATCTCTTATAAAATCATTGTGCGATGAACCAGTACCACTAGGATCACCCTCTACAAAACTAATAGTGTTTGATGCATAACTTGGGAGGATTTCATCAACACCTAACTCATCAGTCTGAACAGTCGCATCGACAGAAGTAGCAGAAGTGTAACTAGTAATTTTAGCATAGCCATTATAAATTTTGACAAGCCTTCCCACATCGGTGGATACAAACGTATCGGCTGATGCGGTAAGAGTAATACTACCAGTTCTCGCACTAGGGGTAAGAGTAGTTGTAGTTGCATTTTCATCTAAGTAAGGGCCATTGATAAATGTAACATCTGTGATTGTCCAATCTGT